CTTCTACCAGAACAGACTTCAAGAATTATTGTCTACGGAACCTTGGATATGGGGTTATCGACATTAACGTGTCAGATGACCAAGTTGATGACCGTATTGACGAGGCATTACAATTCTTCGCAGAATATCACTACGATGGGGTTGAGAGAATGTATCTCAAGCATCTGATTACTGAAGCAGATGTTACCCGTGCAAGAGACAATACAACAACTTCAGTCACAGATGTTGTAGATGGAACGATAACTGCTGATTGGTTGGAAGGAAAGAACTGGATACCTGTTCCAAGTTCTGTAATATCTGTTGTACAGGTGTTCCCCTTTACAGATACAGGCGGTGGTTCAAATATGTTTGATGTTCGTTATCAGTTACGTCTTAATGATTTGTTTGACCTCTCATCCACCTCTGTTATTCAGTATCAGATGGCTATGGACAATCTAGACCTTCTGGAACATATTCTTGTTGGTGAAACTCCTATTAGATTTAATCAACATCAAGAAAGACTCTATATTGATGCAGATTGGGAAAATGACTTTACTGCTGGAGAGGATTACATTATTATTGAGTGTTATAGAAAGTTAGACCCAACAAGTTTCACAGATATTTTCAATGATATGTATCTTAAGAGATATGCAACTGCACTGATTAAAAGACAGTGGGGTGCAAACCTTTCTAAATTTAGTGGAGTAGAAATGTTGGGTGGTGTTACCATGAACGGTGCAGACATATATTCGCAGGCACAAGAGGAAGTGAATAAGTTGGAAGAACAGATTCAACTTACGTTCGAACTACCAGTTAACTACATGATTGGATAAACATGGCAGTCAATAAAGCATTTCACACAAACAATCAACATGCACTTGCTACAGAGAAAAATCTGTATGCAGACTTGATTGCAGAAGCAATTCAGATTTACGGTCACGATGTTTATTATCTTGACCGCACACTTGTGGCTGAGGACACGTTCCTTGGTGAAGACTCTCTGTCCAAGTTCAACACTCAGGCAAAGATTGAGATGTATGTTGAGAACTCTGGTGGTGGGTATGCTGGTGAACGAGAGTTGATGACTCAATTTGGTTTGCAGAACCTCAGTGAAGTTACCTTCGTTGTCAGTAAGAACAGATTTAGAGACATCACAAAACAGTTCACGATTGAGAGTGGCACAGATACACTCACTGGTTCTATTCTACTTGAGGATGGAACACTGGACAGTGACGAGGTTGACATTCCATCCTCATACGAGAGTGGATATCTAATCTCAGAGGCATCTTCTACAGATGCAGACAGACCACAGGAAGGTGATGCAATCTACCATCCCATTCTTGGTAAACTGTTTGAGATTAACTTCGTTGACCACGATGAACCATTCCATCAACTTGATAACAACCCAGTATATAAAATGCGTTGTCGTATGTTCGAGTATGGGTCAGAAGTTCTTGACACAGACATTGCTGCAATTGATGCAATCGAAGATGCAGAATCGATGGATGCACTCACTTATCAGTTCACACTTGAAGATGACAGTGGTGCATTATTACTTGAGAACGCTGCTGATACTGGTGATGCATCATACTTTATCAATGAGGACTATATAGTAGGTGACCAAGTGACAGATAAGGTCAATCAGAATGAACTGTTCGATGAATTGGATGACAGTATCCTAGACTTCAGCGAATCAAATCCATTCGGTGATGCAGGAGAAGTATCGTAATGTTGGGACAACAATTCTATCATGAAACAATTCGTAAGGTAGTCGTTTCTTTCGGCTCACTTTTCAACGACATTCATCTTGTTCGTAAGGACAACAGTGGAACTATTCAACAATCTATGAAGGTTCCTCTTGCATATGGCCCACGGCAGAAGTTCCTTGTTCGTCTGAATGACGACCCATCTTTATCTAATCAGACCGCAGTAACTCTACCTCGTATTGGGTTTGAGATTACTGGTATGACATATGACCCATCACGCAAACTACAACGTGTGCAGAAGTTCAAGAAGGTGAAGGGTGCAAAAGCAAATCAGTTGGACACGCAGTATATGCCTGTCCCATATAACATTGACTTTGAACTCTACATTCTGTCCAAACAGTCAGATGATGCCTTACAGATTGTAGAACAGATTCTACCATACTTTCAACCTGATTACACAATCACACTAAATGATAACACAGACATGGGTATCAAGAGAGATGTCCCTGTTGTCCTAAACAGTATTGGTTACGAGGACGATTATCAGGGTGACTTTGCAAACCGTAGAGCTATTATCTACACTCTCTCTTTTACCGCTAAGTTCCATCTCTACGGTCCTGTTACCTCTAGTAAGGTTATCAAGACTGTACAGGTTGATCAATACACAGACCTACCTGATCAGTCACCCAAGAGAGAACAGAGATACGCAGTTACACCAAACCCAACTAGTGCTGATGCTGATGATGATTTTGGATTTAGTGAAACAACTTCTTTCTTCCAAGATGCAAAAGATTATAATCCAGAAACAGGAAGTGATGAGTGATAACATGTTTCATTATGCAGATGTGCCTTTATCGGTAATTGATAATCTGATAAATTTAGAAGAAGAGTTACAAGTTTTAGAACGAGTTCGAAAATTCGCGTATGAAAGTAACGAAAATTATTTGGGATATAGAAAAATATCCGATAGTGGGTTGCCAATAGATGAGATAAGTAATTCTATGCAAGGTCATACTAATTTCGAAATTTTCACTGAAGATGAAAAGGCTAATGCGGGGAAACTTTTCAATGAAATTCTAAAACCAATTATTGGATATGAACCAAATACTCAAGGTAGGTATGGGTATTACAAAGAACCAATTCATATACACAATGATGGTGAAAATTATCTAGGTGATGATTGGAAATCACACAACAGGACAGGACAAAAACCTCGGCCTGCGAACACAACAGTATTCTTTCCACTAAGATGTTACAAAGAAGATGGAAGTGCGGGAACAACTGAGACTGTATACTTTGATCAAAAAACTCCTTGGTCTGCAAAATCTGGAATTGAAGCAGAAAGTGACGACGAAAAGTTCTATAGAAAACATGGTGCAAAAGGATGGCAATTTGGTTATGATTATAGCGATTTAGTTGGATATACCGATGAACCCTTTGACGTAGAAATTTGGGAAAAACATTTGCAACACCATCCAATTGAGATGTTACATGGGTTTAGTTTTGCAGAATCTGTTCCTTGGAATATTGGTCAAGTTGTAATGTTTGAGACTTCAAGAATTCATTGTAGTTCTTATATGGAAGATTGTTTCGGTAAAGACTGTTTTCTTGTAAAGGTTAATACAGACTTGTGGAACTAGTGTGAAAATACTCATACCGTTCTCAGGTGGCATAAACTCTACATATTCACTTTATCGTTGGTTAACTGAAACTGACGCTGATATTGTTGCGCGATACTCTTATGAGGAATTTGAAAGTAGAGAGTACAATTCAAAACAGTCTGATAAACTTAAAGACATTGTTCTTTTTCTAAAATCTGAAACTAGAGATTTTAATTTTGAGCGGATAAACTGGCCAAATAATTACGTCAAAGAACGTGTTCCTATAAGACAGGGGTTCATAAGAGGAACTTATGATATTGGTTCTATTAAACCACGATTTCAAGGTTATCCAATGTGGATTAAAGAAACTTGTGTTGACGCAATATCAATTGGTATATCATTAGAAAATACTTCAACTTGCGGGTATGATGTGTTGAGAAAATATCCTGAGAGCGCCAGAGTTGATATATATTTAGCGGGTGTAAAAGAATTAGTTCCAGTATCAATTGGTGATGATTTTAACTATGATGAGGTCGCAAAACATATGATAGGTCGGTTTGAACAATATGAATTCTTACCAAAAGAATTGCAAGACTTGTGTATTAGATATGATTCAGAGAGTCGTAACGGCCGTGAAACCGCATATTGGCAAACGTATAAAAAGTTTGTTGGTGAGGGTAAGACAGGAAGAGACTTTGATTTGCATTGTGCTAAACATGGAAGTTATGGTCCTTGGAGACATGAAGCAGACCCAGAAACTTATATGTATAGGGGTCGAAACGAGGATGGAAAATTGCCGTACTTAATTTATGAATGAGAAATGTGTACTTTTAAAATAACTAATGATTCAACTGAATTGTTGATAGACCAATATTTGAAAGATGGTGGTCCAACAGAATCAAGAACTGTAGAACTTGACGGTATCTACATAACCCATCACTTATTAAACATTACTGGTGAAATCACACCACAACCAATTTATTATGGTGGGAAATATTTTATGT